CATCGAGAAGCACCTGAAGCAAGTCCCTTTTCTGGTCAAGGGGCTTACGCTCCAGGAACGAGCGCACAAGCTCACGACCTTGTTCGGTCCTTGGGACCAGAACAGGTTGATTGAGGCCGATTTCTCTAGGTTTGACAGCACAGTATCAACTGTGCTTTTACAACTTGAACACCATATTTATACCCATTACATGCCGTTGGACGATTTGTTGCCCGAATTGCTCAAAATACAACTTCGTACCAAGGCAGTGCATGTTGATGGTGTTAAATATTCGACAACTGGCCGTCGGTGTTCAGGTGATCCCAATACTTCCATTGGCAATGGCCTGTTGAACAGGTTTTGTCATTGGTTGGCTTGGAGAGATCTTACTGGCTGGGTCAGCGTGCACGAGGGCGATGATGGTCTCGCCTCAGTGCCTGAAGGTCAACATGAATTCATGTTGGAAAGAACTGCTTTAGACCTAGGGTTTAGGGTCAAGGTCAATGTGTCTTACGTTGCGCATGACACAGTGTTTTGCGGTAGAGTTAATTTCTTCGCTGATGACGGGAAGCTCACTTCAATGGCTGACCTCACTCGGGCGATGAATAAATTCCACGCTACTCTTGTGCCTGTGCCAACTGGAAACATCAGGATGATGAAAGAACTGATCTTGGCCAAGGCGATGTCCTATTATGTGACTGATAGGGACACCCCATTGATCGGCGTTTTATGTTTTGAAATTATTAAATTGTTTAGGGGTATCAAACCTAGGTTTGACCCCAGCGCCTATTACACTTATGATATGACTCGTATGTTGGAGTCCACTGATTTTTCCATCGAGCCTGTTAGCACTATCACGCAACGACGTGTTATAGAAGACAGGTATGCCTTACCGATCAGTGAACAGCTCGCAATCGAGGAAGATTATAAGAGGATAACGAAGCTCGGATACATCCCCCAACAGTTCCGCCAATTGGTGTGTCTTGGAGCAGAGGACTTCATTCAAGAAGTCCCCAATTATTTCGTGGTCAACTAAACAGCCTGGCTGTCCCCCCGCCAGGCTACCCCTATTGGGGTCCGAATGGGGAGTGGAAAAGAACGCGAAAAGTTAAGCAAAGTAGCATTTTCCAAATGAAGAAGGTTAAATTTAAACCACTTACCAAGAAGCCTAAATCAAAGGCTCAACAGAAGAAATCCGTTCCTATGCAATTGCGCCCTGTTCCACAGATGAGCATGGCACCGACGGTGATGAATTCAACGATGTCGTCTAGATTTTCGATGTCCATGGGTTCAAAGCCTAATGCCATTCGAGTGTCTGGTTGTGACTTTCTGTCGTCGGTTCAGACTGGCGGCACAGCCACTTCCGGCACTCTGCTCTACTCACTCAATGTAGGGGTGCAAAATCGCGGAACGCGACTTTACGAAATGGCCGCACTCTATGAAAAGTACAACGTTAAAAGAATGCGGTTTCATTGGGTTCCCGCTGTTGGTTCATCCACGAACGGTACCATCTGCATGGCTCTTGATAGGGATCCAGCTGATCTGGTTAATGCCAGCGCTGGCGCTCTATTAAACCAGGTGTTGGCACTCAGTAGTTCATTGACATCCGCACCCTGGCAACCTTTCTCTGTTGACTATCGCCCCGAAGACCCCCAACAGTTCTATTACACTAACAGTGGTTCACCTCCTGGTGACCCTCGTTTGGTGTATATTGGGACATTGATGTTGGTGGTGTTGAATACCCTCCCAGGTAACACAGTTATGGGATCGATATGGGTTGATTATGATTTAGAGTTGTTTGATCCATGCCTTGATAATGGATCTGCAGAATCTTCCTGTGCTCAGACCACATCTGCAGGTACCGCCGTCTCCAATGCCCTTGGTGCCGCCCTCAATGGTTTGGCTGCTAGTGGTGGCTTGTCCTACACTGGTGTGTCCCAACTAATTCAGGACGCTCTTGGCAATTGGGGTTGGCTGCTCAAGGCTGGGAATTCTTACGGTATCCTAACACAGTTCGCAAATCTGTCAGGCGCCACCTCCTTTGCAG